CTAATGAAGGATAAATCATATCGTTTTGTGTCGCAGAGGCAATATCATACTCCACTGGTGAATAATTACCACCATTAGTAGTCAATGGCGTTTTATTTATAATATCCAAAGATACTACGGTCTGTATTCCATCAACTTTAGCTATTTCCAACTTTAAACTACTGAGATTGATTGCTTGCGAAAATTCCCATTTATCGATAGCAAAAAAGTTTTGAACAGCAGAAATACAGTTTGATAACACATCTTTCTTGTTATAGCCCTTAAACGTTGTAATCACAAACTCTACACCAATGTTAATAATATATCCATCTATAACGTTAATACCATCAGTAAGCATTCTATAACGTCTTAGATAGGTCAGTAGATTTGTGACCAATGCTTCATTGGATTGTGTTAAATTTCCATTTTCATCAAATGATAACATGTACAAATTCACAGAAAATGGATTACTTCTATCAAAAGCTATTTTTCTAAAATAGTTTTGGGTATTAGAATTATTAACTGTCGCTACGTTATTTGAATCGACCGTTCCTGTTAAAATTTGATTTTGATTTACGTCCAAACTATTATAGGTTATAATTTGCGCCTTTGCAATGGAACCATATTTTGCTGGTATAGCATATACTCTTGCTAGATAATCACTCTGAGTGACTATACGATTTTGAGAAGCAAATGATGCTATTGCATTTTGACGAATCATATCGTTACTCTCAGGGCCTGCGCCGCCTACGGTCGCCACGGAGTTATTTACTCGTAATGAGGTCTTGACAGTATTAAGCAAAGAAACTTGTTCAGGCGTCAATCCATCTAAATTGTTATTAATAGTTGATGCGTCAATGTTAATTATTGAATTTGAAGGTGAGTTTGATTCAAATCCACCGCCTACCGTATAGGTAACTGTTAAAGTTGTATTCGATGGAGCCAAACCATATGTGTCGTTCTTTAAAAAGTTAGAAGGGTCTAATGACAAATTTAAATTATTGATATTTGACAAGCCAACTCCTACTTGTTGAGAACTTAAGTTAATAATTTCATCAGCAAATCCGTCTGTTCCTGCTCCAAACTCTAAGAATGTTCTGTTGTTTTCGTCTACATTTACTGTAAATCTTTTTGATGTTTTAAGATAATTCAAAATGTATGGAACTGTTCCTTGATATTGTGAAAGAATTCCTTGGTTGGCTTCATCATTTGGTACATCAGTTAATATCATTTCTTGAGATAAGAAATCTACTTGATGCCAGTTATTGTTATCAGCGTCAACGACGCTTATAATTTCCAACACATTATCTTCGTCAAGATACAAATCCAAATAAGATTGCATATCCCCAACAGTAAATGTTTTTGTAACAACTCTTCCTGAACGAACATTGACCGTTTTTTGAAGTAAAAAGAATGTTGGAATGCCTGTAGAATCTCTCTGATATACAGATGATGTAAGTGGAGATAGGTTTGTATTAACCGAAAAATCCAATGATGTAGAAGTTAAAAATGAAGACCCTACGTTATTAGATACTTGCATGTTTTCTTGAATACTCAATGCATAGTTATTGTCAGGAATATAACTTCCATTATTATTTGTAGTAGCAGGACAAATTTGAAATACGTCTACTGTTCCTGTTGCGCCTTTTGCTGGAGAAGTGGTATAACCCAAATATCTAGCCAATGCAATAATATTTTTTCTTTCTGTCGTATTATATAAAAGACCTTCTTTAAAAGTATAATCGGTATAATATGACAAAACATCTCCAACATAAGATGCCATGTCTATAAACATCATTCCTGGTGCAGCATCATTAAAATCTGCGTAGGTATTAGGATAGTAATATTTAGCAAAATTAATTAAATTCTCACGAAAAGCCGAGAAATCTTTGTTAAGATATCTTACATCTTTGCTGCCCGGCTGAAATGATTTTTGTATTGTTGTGGACATATTACATCGTTGCATTGTTGATTGTTACTATCACAGTATCCGTCTGTTTTGTCAAATTTACAGTGAATGTTACAACAATCTTTAACATATAAATATCAACATTATTTGATATTTCGTTACTTGTTAATAGATTTGCTGTAATATCGTTAACTGTGACATTTGGTATCCACGCCGAAATGTCTTCACTTACTACGTTTATCGCTTGTTCTTTTAGTGTTTCTTGATTTTGTTCAAACACCAAATTCCATAAACGAGTTCCAAATGTTGGTTGGAATCGTCTTTCCCCCTGACGAGTATTAAGTAAATTTACTATATTTGTCTTGATTTGAGTCAACGTATCGAAAGATTGAGCAAAATATCCTGTATTTCCGTCTTGAATTGGAATAGTAATTCCAATCGGTTTTGCGGAAACCGTTTTCGATTGTGTAGTTGTTCTTGCCATAATAATTATCCCATTGATACCCTACTTGGGTCGATACATCCACCGGTTTTTTTACTTTCGTCAATTTTCTTCAAAACTGCCCTAAAATCTTTTTTAAATACGTTCTTCAATACATCAGGAATTTCATTTCCTGAATCTAATACGGATTTTTGTTGTGGAATCATAGGAGAACTCCCGACCATTTGTTTTATAAATGCCATATTTGTTTTAGGCTGTACAACTCCAACATCTTCAGTATTACCTACTTTATCAAATTCTCCGCCCATTAATTCGGCTAAATTAGATGATAAATCTTGTCTTGGTAATGGTCGAGAGTATCTTGCCGTCTCAGATAATACAGAGTTTAGTTTTGGATTCTTGGTATGAATTACTTCCGGAATAACTTCCTCTTCTTCGACTTGTTCTTCTAGTTTTGGTTTATCATTAGATTTTATTTCTTTAACCATTTCAACCAACACCTTTCCCATTGCTTTACTTACTTCTTCAGCAACGGCCTTTCTAACTTCCTCTCTTACGAGTCCTCTTATAGCTTTTTTTAAATCATCTATTTTCATAATTTTGTGTGTGTTTTATTATACAAATCTAGTTACATTTCCTCTGGATGTTGTTAATAATTTATTTTGTTTTTCTACTTTAGTTACTTCTGTTTGTGCAACTGACACTGACGATTGAGCTGCTTTCTTTTGAGAATCTGCCAAGTTTGCATAATATTTTGATTTATCAGCTGCATCTTTAGCTTGTTCCTCTACTTTTATTCTCAAAAGTTCATTGTCTGTTGATGATGCGGTATCAGATGCAATTTTTGCAGTCTTTGCATATTGTTCAGCTAACATTGCATTTGTGTTTGCTAAACTTGATTGTTGTTTAACCACAATCAAAGCATTTGATACTATAGAATCATTTACTCTTTTAGATAAATTAGTCACATCAGTAACCGCTTTTACAGCATCAGCCGCAGACGACTTTGCTGCTGCCGCTGAATCGGCCGCAGACTTTGCTGCTGCCGCCGTATCAATAATTTCGGTTTGCATCTGTTGTTTTTCAGATGAACTATATTTTCTGTTTACACCATTCCATCCTCCAGGAATGCCAGTTCCAGATGGAATAGTTATAGATACTGGCGGAACTCCATTCGGAATACTTCCTCCATTCTGACCTGGAGCATATCCGCCGCCGACCACAAATACTCGTCTACTCATTAACAAATTCAATTTATCTCTTAATACAGTTAAAGATGCAGCTTCAACTGTCATTTGTGTTGATGGTGGGTCGGATTGACCTACATTTGGATGTGTATGTTTATACCAGTGGGTATGAATTAACAGCCAGTTACACAAATCATATAACCAATTAACTGACGTCTGTCCTAACAATACAGGCTCATTAGTTTGATTATACTCTCCTAAATAAATAGCCGGGGAATTTAAGACCGTTTTGTTATTTGTAGTAATAACTATCTGATTTTGGGCGTCAACAGTATACTCATCATCGGTTACAAAAGACATTCTTTTCTTTGAATATTGAAACATTTCATTCTTTTTAGCAGAAATTATGATTCTATCACTGTTCATTACCATCTGGTCACCAATGAGTTTTGGATAAATAAAGGAAGTTATTCCATTAAATTGTGGTTGTTCTTCAGACCCAACTCCCCACATTTTCTTAATACATGTGGTCTGAAATTGACTAAATGTTACGCCTGATGTAAGATGTATAGATGAACCATCATTGTTTATATCTTCCAACATATATCCACCAACATTTTTCTCTTCTTCAGTAGTCTTACTCAATGGTCTTTGTCGATTTCTTATCAAAAACATTGGATTTCCGCCGCCACACTCAGTCTTTGGAGAATTTGCAGAACCAGTCCACGGATTCATAATTCCATTGCCTTTATAATCAGTATAACCACTAAAATCAAAATTATAACCTCTATCGTTATTTCTATCATCGTCGTAAGCAGCGAACCTTATTGACTGACCAAAGCGGCTTTCAAATATTAAATCTCCTTCTCTTCGTTTAAGTGAACGAATACGTGGATTGTAGTAAAAATATCTTCCTAATACTCCAGAATATCCTATACTTCCTATTAGATTTAGTTTGGAATTAGGACCGGAATAAGGAATGCTTGGGTCGGTAGTTTTTAAAATTAATTCACGATTACCATGAACAGCCTGAGATGCTAAATTATTAGACCTAAATCCACCTGCGTTTATTTCTACATTAAAATCGGCATCTGCATTTACTGTATTGAATGTATTAATTTTTCTGGTGTAATAATATTGACCAAGATAAAACACAACTCCAACCATTTCGTTTAACAGCGGATACTCTGAAATGTTTGATTCTAAAGGCATTGCCCAAATCAAATTTTCTTTTTCTACATTAGACTGATTATAAATTAATCTTACCAATGCACGACCGACCCACGTATAATCTTTATCATCTTTTGATGCAGGCCTACCATTTATATCAACTGGCCATTGGTCTGGATTTAATTTAAAACTCTTACTTGTGAAGTAGGAATGATTTTTATCGAGGATAATATCAAGAACCACGGCGGGTTCTATTTCATAAAATTCGTCAGATAGGGACGATTTTGTTCCATATCTTGAAGACAATGAGGTGGAGTCTAAAGATGGAGAAGATGTACTAGATTTTCTATTCCAATATGACATAGTTATTCTTTAGATATCTTTTTTATTTCTACTGGAGCGCAATTTGCTATATCATTAATAGATGACATCAAAGCTTTCTTTTCTTCTTCTGATAGTCCCATAGAACCTCCGCCTGCCTCTGATGTAGCTTGTGCGGACATAATTCTTTGACAAATTTGCGCCAATTTAACTAAATGTTCATCGTTGGAAATTCCTGCGTCAATATATTGTTTGATTAGTGGGACTACCTGCATTGCATCGTTAATGGTTTTAATCATTGGACGCAAATCAGATATAAAGATTTCAATCTGTTCTTTTCGATTAGATTGATTTGTTACAATATCTTTACATAAATCCTTGAAGGATTTGCCATCATATAAGTCTAAGTCTATATCCATACGCCCTATAAATAGAAACGTATGGATGTTTATTAGACCTTTATGTAATTTTCAGTATTTATAGAACCTTTATTCGTATAAGAACGAGAAATATTACTCTGATATTGTTTCATTTTGTTAATTACTTTTGTAATTTGTTGCGTTTTACAAGATGAAATTTCTCTAATATACAAATATAATGCTTTTTTATTAAAGGCATCGATTCTATCTGAACTACGAAACAACTCAATTACTGCGTTAGCAATGTCCAAATCACGTTGTTTTGTAAAAATTTTACCTACATTATTTTCCCAAAACTTTATCATCAGCCTAATAAATTCACGCATTTCTTCATCTTTATGATGAGAATCTTCAGTCTGTAATTGAACTGTATGTTCATCATGTTCTTCCCCAATTTCTACATGTTGGTTTCGTCTTTTATATGTAGAATTATTTAAAGCTATTAAATAATGTTTTGCAATAATAGAAAAATATGAAAACGCTTTACCTTTGCCTGCCTCGAATTTATGCATATTTGACACCAAATGTGATACAGTTTCTTTTTGAACATCTAGTGGGCCTGTTTCAAAATAACTAAATTTAAACGTATTGAATATATTTTCCACTAATTTTTCAAATGGATATTTGATTTTTGTATTATAAATTTCTTCCCTTACTTGCAAATCATCAGTTGCGTTGTATTTAATAATATAATCTTCAGTATCTTGGGTAAAATACATTTTATCTGTAGTGATTCCACTTTTACTTTTTCTACCACGTTTTTTTGGTAGGATTGGAGGTAAAATGCTCGGAGGTACAATAATTGGAGGCAAAGTTAATGTTAACGGTATGCTTTCTGTGACATTTGTTATAGGAGTAGTTTTTACTCTTTTTTTGTATTGTTTTGTAACTCTTTTTTTATGTTTGATTGTAACTTTCTTTTGTTTTTTAACAATAGATTTATGTACACGACGAACCTTTAGAATTTTCTTTTTTTTCATAGAGACTTATTCCTCTTCAATTTCTTCTGTCGTTTCCTCGGTTCTATCGTTTAGACTCTTAATAAGAATCTTCATGTCTTGAAACACAATACCAACATCGTCATCTTTTTCAAACATTTGTTTGTCGTCAAGCATCTTCATGTGAGCCCAAACCTTAAAGACTTGTTCTCTCCAATCAGATATCCAATCGACATAAAGTTCGTTTATAGCCAATTGACGCTCGCCGGCTTTCCAAAGAAAGACGTTAGCAACGATAGACCCAATCAACAACACCGTTAATAATATAACCAAAAAAATTAGCATGATGCTTATTCTTCTTCATATTGGGGTTCGTCTTGGAATTCTTGAACATATTCAAAAACTTCCATTACTAAATCCCAATCGTTTCTTTTTATGGCCTTTGTTAAGGACTCAACTATGTAATTTATATCTGTTTGATTCATCGTAGATTGCTAATGATTATAGCAATCGTGACATACATAGTTTAGTAATTAATCAAATGCTTAAAAATTTTAACTTTCTAAGTTTAGTATGTATTATTATTTTTGGCAAGTACCAAGTTTAGTTAATCTTAAACATCTGTTTAAAAAAATCACTCATTTCATTTTTTTTATGATGTGATTCTTCTATTTTTTGCTCGATTGGAAGTGGAGTCGAAGGTTCTGGTAAGATTGTCGGTTGGACTACTGTCTGTATTGATTGTATTGGTTCCGAAGGAATTTGTGGTAATTTATCATATACCGATTCATCTTCTTTTTTATATACAGCTACGTTATATGCTAAAATTAAACAAATAGCAAGAGGGTCAAATACAAATATAATACCTAAAATAAACCATTTTACTACAGTATCTAATGGCAATTTCAATGCATCTGCAACAAATTTAAAAGTTTGAATATCTTTTTTGTTTGCGGTTCCTAATTTTAATTCGTTAACTTGATTGTCAATTTTAGAAATACCATCTATTGAATCTTGTATTTTTGTATTTTCGTCTTTAATATTTTTATCCGTATCATTTATTAAATCGACATTCTGTTGTTGAAGTTGTTTTAATTGTACAGGATTTCGTGCAATATATTCATTAGTTAACACTTGTGACATCCTAGATTCTTCAGACGAACGAAGAACAGTCAAATCGGCTATTCTTTTTTTAGATGCATCAATCTTATCATGAAAATACGATTTTTGATTTTCTATGGATGTAATTTTTTCTTGTGTAACATTAAACTCGATAGACGATTTTTGATATGCGGCTGATAAATATCCAAAAATTCCCAATGATGTAATAACCATTAACACTATTATGGCGATGACTAAGTAAGTCTTTAAAAATCCTGTACATTTTGTCCAGTATCTATATAAAAATGTCGTTCCTACTAACTTGCCGATTTCTAATGATGATGCCATTACCATTGCGGATATAGAAGCTCCTGCAAATAACGTAGCAATACCGTATACACTAAAAAACGCCGCACACAGAGCTATTAACAATGCGGAAACTCCTAATATTAACGGAAATTTAGAATGAGGCAATAGTTTGTCTTTCATTTTATAATTGATATCCTACCATAGCAACAGCCCAACCATTGTTAAAATTTGAACCTTGCCTATTAAAGAAAATAGTACCATCGGTATTTAATGGAAAAATTCCTTGTGATGCTCCAATGCCAGCTCCAGAACCTCCGCCTTGGCCGCCAGTCATTAACAAAAATTTACTAGATGAATTCGTCAATTGGATGTAGACGTATCCAGCAACACCTCCGTTTTGACTGTCAGAATGGGAACCAATTAAAATAACAGTTGAAGCATTTATTGGAGTTGTTGTATTTGATACCACATTCCAAGCTCCACTTATTGGAGTCGTTATTGCGGCGGTATATACCGCATTTGAATAATTTGCTCCAGGGAATGATTGTGATACATGTTGGCCTACAAAATTTGGATTTGTATATGGATATGCGCATCCATAAGCAATAACATACGGAGTATTAAAAAACACTATACTACTTTTTGAACTTACGGCATATGATGCAGTTAAAGCGTTAGATGAACTTATGGCATATGATGCAGTAGTAGCGACGGAGGCATTCGTAGAATTTGATGAGTTTGAGGAATACGATGATGTTACGGCATATGATGCAGTTAAAGCGTTAGATGAACTTAATGAACTACTTGCATATGATGAAGATTTAGCAAATAGCGATTGTGACGCCCAAGATGATGACACAGAAGTAGAAGTTCCACCCAATACAGATAATGCAAAAGACGATGTTATTGCAAAGCTGGAGGTTATAGACATCGATGCAGTTGAATTGTTAGGATATATCAAATAACTAGAACTTTTTGATGTATTGCTATTGGCAGACAAACTACTTGAAATTGAATATGATGATGATATAGATGAAAATGATGCATTAGATGTCACCGAGGATGAAATCCAATTAGCTATCGTCTGTAATGGTGTATTGAATGTTGTAGTTGTAGATTGTTGAACAATCGGTATATAATCACTTGACGATACTACATTTAAAGGATTTAGTTGACTAATTGGTATGCTTGTTGCCATATTTTTATATATCGTATAATGTTGTCCACGCAAATGTATTATTTAAAGTCGTAACATTTGTTAATGATGTAAGACTTAAAGTTCCATTGCCTCTTATATCAAGAGTTCCACTTACCATTCCATTTGATACTAAATTTGATGTTATATTATCTATGGCAACTGTAGAAAAACTACAACTATATGCTGATAAATATGACATACTAAGTGGTAGTGACGGTAAAAGTTGTATAGGGTTGTTATTTATTGACAAATAACTTAACGATATAGGAAGTATAACAGATGTTAAATTATTATTGGTAAATGACATAGTCGTTACCGTGATTGGCATGCTGGATATATTACTAATAGTGTTAAAACTTCCATTTATACTAATCATTCCATATGGTAAACTTATAGGCAATGATGATAGATTATTATGAGAACAATCCAAATATGACAACGTCACAGGTAAATTTAACGAAGTTAAAACATTACTTGAACAATCCAAATATGACATTGAATTTGGAAAATTTGGCAATGAAGTCAACATATTGTGACTACAATTAAGAAAATTCAATGATGATGATTCAAATGTATAAAAAGACGATATCAAACAATTTGAACAAGATAAATAAGTCAAAGAATTAGGTACACCGCTAATGTAAGATAATAATGTGTTATTTGAAAATGTTGAAGCCGTCACATTTTGTAATAACCAAAAATACTTTATAGAATAGAAGTTTTGATTTGATGCATTTATTGTGTATATCTGTTTTCCTAAAGACATTGAATATTGTAATCCAACGGTATTATCAGTGAATGGGCCTCCATCTGTAGATGTAAAAGTAAACGTGGCAGTATTTGATGGATATACATCAAAACTAATAGGTTCGTTTGAATATTCAGAAAAGTTATCACTCTCACTTTGAATATTAAACCTAGATGTTCTTGTTGAATCTATTTCTAAATTATTTGATGCGCTAATAAATACCATATAAGACCCATACAATGATGCTTGACCCATTAATGAGAATGGTTGTTTTATCGAACCACTATCATAATTTCCCCAAGTTCCCAGCGTAGGACTTAATTTAAAATCTATAGAAGTAGAATCTAACACAGTTTGCATACCTGTGTTTCTATCCAACACGGCCATATATAATATACCTGTGGTTGGAGCTGATGAAGTAAATGGAATTTTTAAAGTTCCCATTGATTCAATTGGTGTTCTTGCGCTTCCTGATGTTGACCAGAAAATATCTACAGTATCCAATTGAGATTTTGTTGCAGATTGTGTATTTGCTAAGAATACGCCTTGACAACTTATAATATTAGCAAATGATTTTGCCTTCAAAGCGTATGATGCAGTACCATTGTTTGGCGATGATATCAAATAACTGGAAGAATTAGAAAATCCCGAATTTGCTACTTGAGCAACAAATGCGTATGATGCGGTAGCAATTGACGCTCCCGTTGTGTTGTTTAAATATGATGCGGTGTCTGCATTAACTGCATTATTTACTTGGCCTGTTTTAATTGCATATGATGCGGTTCCATTGTCTCCGCCGAAATATAACAATTTAGATGTAACATTCGATGTTACAGAATTTGCTGCAATTAAAGCATATGATGCCGTTCCGTTTGGAACGCCTGAATATATCAAAAATGATGATGAGTTAGAACTATTATTTAAAGCGAATGACGCCGTTTGTGCGAAGTCTGCGAATGACGCACTTGTTGCGTTTGTTGCTGTATTTGCCTGGTTTGCGTTTAATGCTACTAATGCCGTGTTGGCATTATATGAGTTAAGTACATACCCATCTACGTTACTACCTAAAACATATGATGCTGTTCCTGCGTTTACGACTACGCTGCCTGTACCACGAATCCAAATATCTAACTCCGAGGCTTTAATTCGTTTTGATTCTCTAGCAGTAACATCAATTATTAGAAATAAGTCATTGGGTTGAACTTCCGCTGACGTCAATTCTACTAACTGTGATACTCTTTTATTTCCTGTTGTTGGCATAAATTAGTAATATCCTATTATATCTATAGTCGTTGTTCTGGAAGAACCTACGGATGTTAGAAAAAATGACGCAGACCCATTTAAGTCAATTGTTACCGGATACATTCCTTGACCAGAACAATCCGTTCCAGAATCATCATTTCGTATAGCTCCCAGCCTATATGCTCCAGAACTACTCGTTACATATGATTGATATGCGGTTGAATTAAATCCAGAGGTAATCCAATATTGCAATATAACTACTTTAGTAAATAATGGTATAGATACAACGGAACATGTTATAAATTTTCCTGCTGGAGACACAGGCAATGTAGTTGAGTTTACTAAATTTATTGGTGTTATGAATTTTGGCCCAAGGTTTTGACTTACAAAACTAGCAGTTTCAGATAAAACACTATAATTTGATGAGTTTGCTGTATTAGAATTATTTGCTTGATATGCGTATGATGATGTCAATGTCATCGACGATGATACGGAGTATGATGCCGATATAGAGTATGATGCGGCGTTTGCGTTTGAAGAGGTTATTGCATATGACGCCGTTCCATTGGACGTTCCGTTATAAATTAAATTACTAGAAGACGTGGAAGTGTCAGATAATAATGACCGTAAGGCGTATGACGCCGTTCCGTTTGGAAATCCAGAATATATTAAATATGAAGCCGTATCAGCGTTACTTGTAGACGTTACACAAAAATTTGAATATGATGCTGAGTTTGAAAGTAACGCATACGAACTAGAAGTTGCTGTGTTAGCGTATGAGCTTGAGATTGATGTTGTTGATAATGATGATGTTAATGCTGCTGTTACTGTTCCGTGTACATTGTTACCATTGACATAAGAAGCCGTATCAGCCGTCGTCGCATGATAAGCGGAAAAACTTCCACTTCCTTCTATAAATAAAAGTAATTGACCAATTTCCAACTTCTTTGACTCCCGTTGACTCATATCAGTCACAAGGAGTAAGTCGTTCGACTGTAAATCAGTTGCAAAAAGGTCGATTAGTTGCGATACTCGTTCATTAGCCATAAATTGTATAACCTATAAATAGACGGTTATATGCTTTTCTTGACTTTTTTAATGATGAACTTAACTAAAGCGCTACGTACAATGTCATCTTCCGTGAATTTAAACACATGAATACCTTGCGCCCTCGATTCGTCGTCATCAAAATGAGATATCATTTTAACAAATCCACTTTTTCCATTGATATCCGATTGGTCTGGGTCACCTAAAACAAATACTTTGCTAAATTCACCGGTTCTAGTAATCAGAGTAAATAATTCTTTAACGGTCATGTTTTGAGATTCATCTGAAATAATTACTTTAGCATTCCAGTTTAATCCTCTTAAGAATCCAACCGGAACAGACGAAATACGTTCTTCTTTTTTAAGATATTCAACGTCAGTAGATGGAAGTAATTCCATTAATTTATCTACCAATGGAGCCAAATATGGAGCCATTTTATCATCTGCTTCACCTGGTAAAAATCCAAGTTTGGCATCGGATGATTCTACAGCAGAACGAATATAAATGATATCGCTCATTCGTCTTTCATTTAATAGTTGAAGAGCAGAATAAACTGCCATGTAAGTTTTTGATGTTCCTGCTGGCCCTGTTACAAATATAATTTTTGTATTTTTATCCATAGCAACTTCTAAAAATTGCTTTTGTTTATCATTCAATTCTCTTTTACGAATTGACAATTTGATTTTGATTTTATCACGTTGTGGAATACTAGGGCTATTGTCCTGAACTTTAGTTTGGTCGATGCGTTTTGTTTTCATCAGTAGGTTTAACGGACGTTTCCTTTATTGTTTTTTGTAACCTAACTACTCTTGGGCAATTTTCATATTCTTCATTTCTCATATAGTAAGAATATATGTTGTCAAGATTAGTTAAATAATCTTTTTCTGATAATGTGATTACAAAATCAGAATTCTTGAATTGAAATACTTCAATGAGGGGGAGTTTATGTTCAATAGCATATTCAATTATGCCCACCACTTGTTCCATCATGTCAACTTTGAATTTTTGAGAAAATGATTGTAAGTCCTTGTTCTCGGACGGAAGAACGTATATAGGCGGTATGTCAATGGTATTCTTTTTTTCTGCCATAATCTTCAACGAATAAATATCAGGTAACAATTGCAAAAAGAAAAAACGTAGCAGATTTCTCTACTACGTTTTTTATTTATCTATATGCGAGTATTTTATTTTTTTAACTCATTAATGCGATTTTGTGCGATTTTTTGCCACTTCCGAACTGTTTTTGAACTAACGTTTTTATAATCTAACATTCCTTTTTTTAGAAGATTTTGAACTTCATTTTCTGTCATGGCGTTTTCGATTAGATTTGATAGTCCTGGGTCTGGAACAGATTTGAGTGAACCTACATGAGTAGTACGAATGATTGGAGTGTCACCATACTTCATAATTTCTCTTACCGCAGTTTTCTTCTCTTCAAAAGAACTGGAAGAGTTTGCTTGTGTCCGAATTTGTTGAATCTGAGTTTTATTCATAATTACCAAATACGGTGTTTCTTTTTATCATACTGAACGATTTCAACTTTCGTTCCATCTGGCCATCGTTTTACAACTCTTTGCCAAAACGACTTTTCTGTGATTGCTCTTTCTTCGTCAGGGTTTTCATAGTCTTTATCTGAAACTCTCAATCCACCACGAACAACCACATATTTTATGGCTGCCTGACCTGGTGTCCAAGTTTCTTGTTCCACGTATTCGTTAATGGGAACTTCCAGATTAGGAACTGCGTCTGGTTGTGTCCGGTTTTTTGTCTTTTTATTTTCCATTACGGTTTTATTATGTCATAGTTTAACTAAAAGTCAAATAGATTTTGGTATTTATAAAATGTATTTATAATCATATGTATAGATGTGGATTGACTCGGTTTGATAATATTAAATTTCACCTACGATGTTTGATTCGCATCCAAGGTTTGCTTTTACGCAAAAAAATACGACTTTCAGAATATTTCCGAAAGTCGAAATTTTTTATTGATGGTATTTTTAGAGCTATATCATTCAAATTCCCATAATTCCCATTTAGTCATTCCGATGGTTCCGGCAATCATTCCTATTAAGAATCCAAGAACTGCTGCAAGAATGATAGAAATATTAAATAAGAATGATACCAATCCCCACATAGCAGAAACCACTATCATCGTAAATGACCATTTTAATATATTATTCCATTTCCAAATAGTTTTCATAAATTTTCTTCTGTTTTTCTGAAGAACCACTTATCATATTCGCCACGACATGCGGCGTAATCTGCGCTGTGAATAATTCTTGGTAAGTTTGTTTTCAAATACAATTCTTGATTATATTGTTTGAGATATTTTTCAGTTCCTTCGTTAAATAATCCGTCTGCCAATTTAATACCCAGATATTCTTTCCAATCGTAGACAACTCCATATTTTTGTAGAAGATAAATTGCTCGGTCTGTGACTTCCATATAAGGAAGATTTGGATTCATTTTGTAGAATTCTCCCTTCTTATACTTCCAATCTTGGTCTTGTGGAGCATAGTATTCACCAAATTCAGGGTCACCTAATTTACCTAAATCGTGATGCATTGCAGCAAACACCATTTGTTCATCATTAAAATCTATTTTACATCCTGCAAGTTCAAAAAGTTTTTTAGAAGCGAATGACATTTTAATGACATTCATAATGTGTTGAAGATATCCGCCTGGATGGCATAAATGATAATGTTCACACATTGCAGCGGGAGCAGTAGCAAGTGATAGTCCTAATGCTCCGTCATCATCAGAATACATTTTAAGTAGTTTTGTTTTTCGTTCTCCTTTGAAGGTACTTCCGACAAACGATAGAAATTCTTGATAATTTTCTTGAATCTCTCCATCAGTTAAATTTGGCTTTTCAATCATATAACACGAATATTAACAGAGAATTAAGAATAATCAATTTATTTTAAAAGAACAAGTTCTATCTCTTTTAAAATTTTACAACGATGTAATTTGGTTAATTTGTCTTCGTTTGGCCAAGGATGGTTGTAATCCATTTTTATTTTTTCTAATAATGTCCTTGTTTTTTTATTGAATAGTTTCATATCGAAGTTACTGAAGGAAGTCAAGAAGAATATAAAATGGCGGATGACAAGAGAATCGAACTCTCACCGGCTTTTGACCGGAACTGTTTTCGAGACAGCCGCAACAAACCAATATTTGCCTATCATCCAAATTAACTTTTTAATCGTTTACGTCCATTACGACGGTGACATACAGAACACCTTTTCCAGGGACGAACGGCATCCATATCACAAATACAATAAAATAATTTTCGTCTAGGTGTTAAAACTTTATCACGATTAGTTTGAGGATAGTCATCATCATAATAACTTTGATTCATATTAAAATCGTGAAAATCTCATTCGCTGATAATGATATTCCCAACAACCATTACAATTTTGTTTTGGTGGTTTTAAACCATTAAAATCTGGATGTAACTTACAATGTAAGTTTTCAATTCTATGACTTAAATCTAATGTTTCTATGTTAAATTGTTTACCATCTGGTAAAATAAAAGATACCGAACCTGTCTCTGGTTCCGTAATTTCTTTTACGAAAAATCTTTTTAACCAATTGAACATAATAAATTGGCGGTTGCGATAGGATTTGAACCTACGGGCCGCCTTTCGACGACCTCCTGATTTCCAATCAAGTGCGATAGACCACTCTGCCACACAACCGAAGCAACGAATTTTATGAACCTTCAAGAATCTCGTCTTGATTACAAAGTCACGACTTGTGAATGTGACATCCTATCATGGTCTTCGGTGAAACTTAATCACCTACTTATTTTTCATGATTTTCTTGAGTATAAAATACGTCAAGATTAAAATTTAGGTATTCGTTGTTATGATATAAATATACCACACATTAGTAAGAATGTCAAAAAGAAAACGCTCATCGAAAATTATTTTTCAATGAGCGAATTTGTTAACTTGGCTGAATCGGATGGAATCGAACCATCACCAGAACTTTCAGAGAGTCCTGCGCTACCACTACGCCACGATTCAATACAATTAAAGCTTTACGCCGGCTTTTTCAGCAGCAGCTTTAACAGCGGTCAATTCTTTTTCGACAATTGCTTTGTTCTTACGACCAAAGAGTACGCCGAAAACGAAAGCGCCGACACCTACAACTGCCACAACTACGATAGTAATCATATATTTTCCTTTTTTATTTCGTTAATTTTATTTCAACTAACCACTGTGGTCAGTATCTATAAATATATGACTGAGAATGTAAAAACACTAAAATTGGTGGAGCCACTGAGAATCGAACTCAGGCCTTTTCATTGCGAGTGAAACGTATTTCCACTTTACCATGACCCCAAAGTCTTCCAAAAAAGGAAGACACTAGATACAGAATTTAAGGTTATCTCCTAAGCCCTTTTTACAACTTACTTCTGTTGAGCGTTTTTAACGTAGCCACTGCTACGACCTGTCATCGACAGGATTTATCCCTTACGGGTTGTTTTTTAGTATAATTTTTATTGCTGTGACCGTATCTAAAATTGGTGGAGCCACCGGGAATCGAACCCGAATCCTATCACTGCCAGCGATATGTCCTACCGTTGAACGATGACCCCCATTAATAACGTAGCCGTAGCCGCGGTTCTGTTTTTATCTTTACATTTATCTCAGACTTCTTTCGAAGTAAGTCCCTTACGGGATGCCTCAACCCGGACTTTTACAACGGGAAACATTACCCTTTGTCCTGTTTGAGTTGCTCCTAATTTGTGGTGTTAACGGGCGTCTTGTTCTCCAGACTCTACCCTCCCAATCATCTGTTTTGGAGCCGCGAACTTCCTCTAATAGTGTTTGTTAACAAGTATCAGCGTAAAGTCGCTTGCGTCATTAAATCTCAAAGAACTGTAATA